TCTTTATATGCCACCCTGTTTGTGTGCCTGCGAGTCCCTGTGCGAGTCTTAGACTCCCCGAGTCCTAGCTAACCATAAACTAGGGTGTTATAGGTTGTTATCTGCAATATAGAATCTGCTATTGAAGCGTCTATAAGTCCCAAGTCATCAGTTGCAAAAGCTTGAAATATCTCGCCACAATCATATCTATTAAGATTTGTTTTTCCTGAGATAATATTTTCTATAGCTGTTAAAACATCTTTAACTTTGAATTGGTGTTTGTCATCTTCACAATCTTCTACTGTTATAGGACTATTAAGATCTAATTCTTTAAGCCACATAACGCAACCCTCATGCTCATAATCTTGACCTGACTTTATGTAAGTAACTCCTTCTTCATCTTCTTCTAATAAGATGTTACCTATCATTACATCTGTAGCCCAATAATTTACACCTTGACCCATAGTGCAAAATAAATCTCTAAGGTTTTCTAAAGTTATGTCAAACTCGTAATTGACTTTACAAGTAAATTTTTGTTCTGTTGTTTTAGGCATTACTCCTCCTCCTTTTTGTTTTCATCAATGTAATCTAATAACTGATAGGCCATCTGATTAATAACTTCATACTGAGCCAATCCAATAAGCTCAAATATATTTTCTTTACCAGTAGCTAAGTCGGACTCTACTAAACCACGATTTAGATTTTCTCCTACCCATCTAATGCGGTCAGCGTTGTAAACATGTACAAGGCCATCTACAATTTCGTGCATACGATCTTCTATCTCATTACGATCTTCGCAATCTACAAAATCTAAAAGTAAAAAATAGATAGTGCTGTATCGCCAATCATTAGGCCATTCTTCATCATGTAGTGGATAAATAAGATCTTTTAGTATAACTTCTCTATCAACATGATTATCCTCAATGGTGTAATAAGTTTGACTCATGCCACGATCTACTTGCCATTGAGTTCTGGTGTTTCTTACAAAAGCGTCAATTAAATACTGTGTGTATTCTTGAAATTTAGTTTTAGTTGAATTAGCCATAAGCTTAAAGATAGAAAATAAAAGTTAGTCAGGACTTTGCCTGAGAGTCAGGACTTATTAAGAGTCTTTCGCATTGACCTTGACCTTGTTGCCTTGAGGTGTCTCTTGTTGCCTGACATTTATACAATAGCAAATTATAATACTATTGTGGTAGTTTGTTACATTTGTTAATATTCAATATTGAACCCGTCAGTTTCTTCAAATTCCTTTATAAGTCTTTGAATTTTGTAAGGGTCAAGATTATGGTTGTGAAATGTTTTACAAAAGTGAGCCGCCCTTGCAACTCTCTCTTCGTCCCAATTAGTATCAAATCTTTTATTAAAACTAATTTGTTCTCTAATTGCTTGAGAATAATTTAGCTCAAGAGTTACATCTTCAATTTTTTTTTGTTTTCTGGTTGCCATGATAATTAATAAAAATAAGGGTTATAGATATACCTAGAAGTTTTTTTTAACCCCCTTCTAGGCGATTCTGAGAGGGCAATTTTATGCCTAAAGCGTCATATTCCGCTTTAAGTTGCTGATCACTAATTTCGTGATTGAACCAAGCGTTTTCAATAATGGCTCTTCTTTCGGCCTTTATCTCTTTTAATGTTTTAGGTTGTTCCATAGGTTTAAATAAAACATAAGGTGAACTAATAGGGTTAGGGTAGGTCATTATGACCCACCTAAAGCTTTGTAGCCGCCGCCTGCGACTTGTCTAGATAAGCCTACGTTACCGCCTGCTGATCGCCCTGCTGAACTACCAGAACCGCCTTGAGTAAAACCAGAGCTTGCATATAATTTAGGGTACTTTTGCTTTTTAAATGCTCTGATAATTTCTTTCTCTGTATTGTTTTTCTTTTGAACTGCTAGTGCTGATTGGTTAACAGTTTTACTATCAAGTTGTAACTGTCTTCCATTCTCTTCTTCATCTTTTTTCATTTCATAAAAACGACTAGCAACTTTATTTGCCCAACCTTTTCTAAAACTGTTTCGGTGTGATGACCCCATCATTGCAACTTGAAATGGGTCTTCTTTACAATGCTTTGCCCAATCGTCTTC